AAAAAATATCATTGCCCTAACATCTATGCACACAAACATATGGACAAAGACCCCTCTATGAGTTGGGACAAGAACTTACTCCAATTTTATTGTTTCACTTGTGGACATAAGATTGACATATATGGCTATTACAGAGAACATCTCAATTACACCCATGAACAGGTAATAGCAGAACTAACAGGCGTATCTGACCCGACAACTACCTCTATGCACCGAGAGAGGTTGACATTACGTCAGCAGGTGGACAAGCTATCTCCTATTACAGAACAATGTATCCGATACTTAGAGGGTAGGGGAATAACAAGGGACATAATTAAACGCTATCAACTCCGAAGCTACAAGGGAATGATAGCATTTCCCTATATCCGATATACAACGGCAGTAGGGATGAAGCTAAGACAGCCGATACCGAACCCTAAGCCGAAATACACGTCTATGACTGGAAGCAAACCTTGGTTCTTTGGGGCACAGTTGGTTGACCCGTCACTTCCTGAACTTGTTATTTGTGAGGGGGAAATCTGTTGCTTATCTCTAGCCGTAGCGGGGGTGCAGAACGCTGTTTCTGTAGGGGCAGGGGCAAAGGCCGTCCGGTCATTAGTTAAACAGGCAGAAGAATGGCTTGCCAACTTTGATGTTGTCATCGTAGCCAGTGACAATGACGAAGCTGGCATGGAGATGGACAAGGCTTTTGTGGAACTGCTAGGCGATAAGGTTAAGCTGGTTGACAAAAGACTGATGGTTTACAAAGACCTAAACGACCACCTTGTCAAAATTGGCCCAGAAGCGGTAGAAGCTATTATCAACTCTGCACGTGTCAAGGTAGAAGGTAGACGTGACCTGGACATAGACCCTTACAGGGGATTAACCAAAGAAACCGGCATGTTTATTCCTACAGGTTTACCCTCTGTGGATAACGAGATTAACGATTTAGCACCAGGCAGGGTTACAGTCCTCACAGGGCGTAGTAGTAGTGGTAAAACAACCATCGTCAAGCAAATCATTGCTAACGCCATTGGGTGTGGGGCAAAAGTTTATCTGGTTAACGGCGAGAACGACCCTGAGTATTTTCTTAACGATTTATACTCTTGTATCATGGGCGGGAACGAAGAATATTACACCCTAATTCAGATTAATAAAAAGACCCACAAGGAACCGAAACCAGACATACTAAAAGCCCTCCAGAAATGGCATGAGGGCAAGTTGGTTATGTTTAACAAAGGCGAGAGCAGGCTGAAAACCCTAGACCAGTTGTTCAAGGTTATCGAAGATGAAGTCAAATTTCGTGGTCATAACTTAGTTGTGCTAGATAACATGATGAGTTTGTTAAGTGCTAGCGCTGTTGAGAAAAATGAGTTGCAAGGCGAATTTGTCCAGAAGTGCTGTGACCTAGCTAAAATCTATCGGTGCCATATCATCTTAGTAGTTCATCCCAACAAAACATATCAGAATGAAACCGACATGCAGATGGAACAGGTTAGCGGTAGCAGCGACATTTACAATAAAGCCGACAACTTTATTGCCGTAGTAAGGTATTACAAGGATGATAGGAAGTTTGACGGTAAGCTATTACTTTTGAAGAACAGGATTTACGGAACTTTGGCGGTATGCGATTTGAGGTTTGACCCCAAGACACGGTTGTTACTAGAGGACAGAGAAGGGTTCCTCATGCGGTATAAGTTTAACTTCAACCCAAGGGAAGTCAATGGTAAAAGCAGGGAGGCGAGAGGGTGTGCCAATAAACCCTGGTATGATGAGCAGTAACCGTGATGATTGGGAAACTCCACAAAAGTTGTTTGATGATCTCAATGCAGAATTCGGTTTCACTCTTGACCCATGCGCTTCTCATGAAAATGCCAAGTGTGCAAAATATTATACCAAAGAGGATGATGGATTGGCACAATCTTGGCAAGATGAAGTGGTATTTATGAACCCGCCGTATGGCAGAGAAATCGGCAAGTGGGTTGAAAAAGCATACAGGGAATCGGTGGGGGGGGCAGTAGTGGTTTGTTTGCTCCCTGCTCGGACAGATACCCGTTGGTTCCACGATTACATTTTGGATAAGGCTGACGAAATCCGTTTCATCAAAGGGCGATTAAAGTTTGGGGAGAGCAAAAACTCTGCTCCGTTCCCGTCAATGATTGTTGTGTTCAATCAAAAGAAGGATTCGCAATGTATTACAAGTTAAACTTTAAGCCGTAAGGGGGGACAGCATGAGCGACTTTATCCTTGGTGATTGTATGGATTACATGAAGGACATGCCCGACAATGCTTTTGACCTGGCCATAGTTGACCCTCCATATGGGATAGGGATGGACGGGCAAAAGGAACACACAAGCAAGAACCCAAAGCACAGCAGGAAGCACCATGAGAAAAAGAACTGGGATTCATCCATACCCGCCGCTGAATATTTTAGGGAACTTGAAAGAGTTTCGGTCAATCAGATTATATGGGGCGGTAATTACTTTGTTGAGCATTTACACAAAGGAACTAAAGGCTGGATTGTTTGGGATAAAGGACAACATGGATTGACTATGAGCGATTGCGAACTCGCCTATTCATCATTCGATTGCCCGACAAGGGTGGTTGTTATAAACAGGGTTGAATTGCTAAAAGAAGGAACTATTCACCCGACCCAAAAACCGGTTGCCCTCTACAAATGGCTACTCAAGAACTACGCCAAACCAGGCGACAAAATACTTGACACCCATGTAGGAAGTGCAAGCAGTCTAATAGCATGTCACCAAATGGGCTTTGAGTATCTAGGTTTTGAAATTGATGAGGAATACTATACCAAAGCCAAGGAGCGGCTGGAATTAGCAAAGGCGCAAGTAAGCATATTCGACTTAGGAATAAGTCACTTTGACACTTAACCATTATGACAAAGGAGGAATAGCCATGAGGGAGATTAGGTTCCGGGGTAAAACAGATTGTGGGAAGTGGGTATATGGGTATTTTACGCTGAACGATGATGACAAAGCGTGCATTATACCCGAAGCTGACCCAAGTGGCTTTTGGCGTGAAGTTGACCCCGCCACAGTAGGTCAATACACTGGACTTAAGGACAAGAGCGGCAAGGAAATATACGAGGGGGATATAGTACGAGATATTGACACAAGTAAAGTTTTTGAAATCATGTATCAGGGGCATATGTTTTTAAGATATGAGCGAAAGCCGATGTATATGTTTTACACACTTGACGGTGATTGTCTTGAGGTTATCGGCAACATCCACGACAACCCAGACCTGCTGGAGGAGGAATGCCAATGCTAAACAAAATCATCTTCCGCGGACGAATCGTAAAAGATTGTGACCTGCGAATAATGCCCAAGGGAACCCCAGTAGCTAAATTCTCCGTAGCTTGTGAACGTGACTATAAGAACAGTGACGGCGAAAGGGAAACAGACTTCTTCAACTGTGTATGGTATGGCAAGGTGGCAGAGAAGTTGGCTCAATATCTCACCAAAGGGCGCATGATTATCGTAGAAGGCAGGCTACAAATTCGCAAATACCAAGACAAATATTATACCGAAATCAACGTGTCCAGTGTTGACTTCTGCGATGGCGGCGAAAAAAAGACGAACAAACAAGTGACGGACACTGATTGCCCCTGGTCATGAAAGCGATAGCTGTTATTCTTGCCGTAGCCGTTGCCATGTGCTGGGTTAGTGTCTTTGTATTGGCTTGCGACGCGAGGGGGCTTAAAAGCGAAACTGCGCTGTTACAAGGGCAAGTGGAAGGGGTGGGACAAGCCGTAGCTAAGTGCGGGGGCGGAGACAACGGATTGGTAATGGTTAGAGCTTTGGAACAATCGGTTGAAACCTTGGAAGCAATTGCATATGCCCCGTATACGAAGGAGCAAGTCCAAGCGAAGGTAGCCCAAGTTGCCGGCATCGTCGCCGAAATCAATAGCCTCTTAACCGAGGAAGAAGTGGGCGAAATCAGCCAGGCTATCGTCCACAGCGCAATAGCCGTGGACATAGACCCCTTATTGCTGGCTGCCATGGCGATTGTGGAGAGTGGGTGCAAGCCCGAGATAAGGGGCAAAAGCGGCGAATACGGACTCCTGCAGATAATGCCAGGCACGGGCAAATGGGTCGCCGGCAAACTTGGTTATGATTGCTGGGATCCTGCAGATCTGATGGATGTGCGGCTTAATGCAGAGAGCTCCGCCTACTATCTCAGCGTTGTCACAAAAGAGTTCGGCAGCGTCACCAAGGGGGTGCTGGCATATAACCAAGGCCCCACCGGCGCAAGAAAGTGGCTGGCAAAGCATAAGCCCGAGGAGCACAGCTATGTGCGTAAGGTGATGAGCACTTATCAAGCGATATGCGGAACGGGTGCGGAGCAATGAAACTGCGTTTTGTTTTTTCAGTTTTTCTGTTAAACACTGCAAAGGGGTGGAACATTTCATGAAAGAAGAAGCCCAAGATTTAAAGTATAGCCGCCCTTCTGAACCTCTCTATATAGCATGTTTAGAGATGAACTTCGACTGGCTACAGTCAGAGGTTAAATACGCCATTAGGGAATGGAATAAGGGGTTGCCTGTCCGCGAAACCATTGAGAATGTAGCGAAAAAGTTTGAGCGTGACCCTGATGAAGTGATGTTGTTGTTTATCTCTCTTGCGAGGGAGAAAAAAATTAAGCCAAGGAGGTGAGCCGATGGAACGCAGAACTAATCCCGCAGAACCAAGACGGAGCGGCGTTAGGTGTGACCAGTGCGGTTACGACATTGCCATAGACGAAGAGTATTATGTGTGTTGCGAAACCGGGGAATGGCTGTGTAACATGTGCCTCGATTGTAGTGAATACGACGTCTACATCATGGATGAGGAAACTGCAAGGGATGCGTTAATGGGATAAGGAAAGGGGGGATGCGGGGAATGTTTAGCAAATTTTATTGGGCCATACTCCCTTATGCAGGCAGATATGCCCATTGTGAGCAACACCGGTGGTATGATGTGTTGGCATTTTGGATTGTTTTAATTATACCCACTAGGTGGGTGAGGCTCCCCAAATGAAATGCACAGAAGAAACTCGCAACAATTGCAAGAGTGCCCCTCATGCCTGTTGGCATTGCGAAGGAGGAAGCCAATATCTTGCAATTAACCCTAACATACAATCCTGCTGGCATAAAAAAAGAGCAGAAGAACGTAAAGCCGAGCGAAAGGCCAAGAAGCATACCGCAACGGCACAGAAAGCACGCAGGAGCAAGAAGAAGGGTTCGGACGGGGAGAGAGAAGTGGTTGCCTTACTGGGTAAGTATGGCATCGGAGCAGAACGTCAGCTTCTTTCGGGCGCAGCAGGCAATTTTAACAAGAAGTGGGCAGGGGACGTAGTTGTAACCAAGCCAATTCCCTTTGCCATAGAAGTGAAACGGCGCAAAAATGCCCTCCAGGCCGTCCAGAATCGCCTGTATTGCGAGGATAAGGCAGAGGATATGGTTAGGGTAGGGGACATTGTTTTAATGCCATTTGTGGCGTTTGTGACGCTTTTACAGGGTGATGAGTTGGTGGAGCTGGCTGAAGAAAAAATCCCCGGCATCATCACAATCCGCAATTGGCTTAACCAGTCAGAGCATACTCCGGTCCTTTTCTACAGATCAGACGGCGATACCTCTAAATGGGTAGTAGCTATGTGGGATTGGTTTTATGAGAAGCTGAAGGGGGCAAACAATGAAAAAGTTAACAGCAGCCATTGAAATCCTTGGCTACATCCTGGCGCTTACCGCGGCGTATATCTGCTACTTCGTTTTGCAGATAGGCTGGTGGACAGTTCTCATAGGCTTGCTATTCGCCAGTGCTGGGATATTGCTAGCAGGGGCAGAGGGGCTACGAAGGGGTATGAAATGTTAGGCTTAATTGCCGCCGGCAAGGAGGGAGAATAATGATTTACGGCATATTCGCGGCAGCCTGCATCTTTACAGCTGTAATCGCTTGTTTTATCGCAGTCCTCGCAATACTGCATGGAGGTGATGAGTGACGGATTCCACAACTATCGCCCGCGAGATATATGAGAGCACTCAAAGGCTAGAAAAGGCCAGCAGTATGTTGTTTGTCCTAGCAAAAGAGTGGGCAGAAGCAGAGCGCGATTACCGTATTGCTCTCGCCAAAGAAACTGTCCGGCTGAAGGATGAAAAGATGAATATCACCTTGGTTCCAGATATCGCCAGAGGCAATACCGCCGAGTTGAAATTCCAGCGAGATTTGGCGGAAGCCCGGTACCGTGCGGGGATATATTCAGTAGACGCAATTAAGTCCCAGATGACAGGGTTGCAAACAATTATCAAATTCCAATCGGAGATATAGTGCTATACTGAGCCAGTTTTTAGGTAAATAACTATTGACAAAGTTCAAGCTAGTATGATATGATGTAATTGGACAAGTCTGGCCCTTCCTATACCTCCTTTCCAGAGGGGGGTACATCCCCCCTATAACCTCCTTTCCAGAGGGGGGGTACATCCCCCCCCTCCCTTAACCATTAAACTTTCTTTAACAGTTCAACCTTGTCCAAAACGGAAACAGTTCAACCTGTGCATATATTGCACAAGCATGGGGCGGTGGCGGAACAGGTAGACGCAGGGCAAAAGGACGGCGTAAGCCCGGACGCTGCGGAGACTAACAGCTAGAGGCACTCGCGCAGGGGCCTCCCGTTGCAAGGTGCAAATCCTTGCCCGCCCCACACCATCATCGCGGAGTGATTGCTACAAGGAACAACTGGAAAAATTCCTGTTGAGAGAAGGGAATAAGCAATGAGGATTAAGGAGATAGTTCACCAATACCGCCGAGACTTTTGGGCGATTTATGAGTGTGAAGGATGTGGGCACGTTACCGAAAAAATGAGAGGATACGATGACCGTAATTTTCACGATAACGTAATCCCCAATATGCCCTGCCCTATTTGCGCGAAGTCTCGCAATGATTTGGGCATCATCCAATCGCCAACACCCACAAAATATGCCGATTGGGAAAGTGTGTAGAGAGGAGGGGGAAAGGGGAGGATGCTACTGATTAAGGCTATCAAGGTTATCCTGTGTAGTATTACCCTGTTACTTGTTATGGCGCTGATTATCACCTTTGGACTCCCCGCCGCTGTCCCTGTCTGGATGGTGGCGAATACCACTGCCGCGGTAATGATTATAAGCGAGTACGGGGAGGATGAGGATGTGAAAAGATGACAGTGGACAAGCAGTCTGAATACGCCGTCTACCGAGGGGATGACCTCATCGTAATCGGAACAGCCAAGGAGTGTGCCGCAGAAATGGGGGTCACCCCTAAGTATATCCGGTGGATGGCCACCCCGGCAGCGGAAATGGCCGCTGAGGCATTGGAAAGGGCCGCCAAGGCATAAAAAGACCGCCAGAAGGCGGCTGAATTGGGCAAGTCTAGTATACCACATCTAATCAGATAAATCTAATCTCTTGGGGCGGCGGCGTGGTGGGAACAGCTAGATATTGCGTGTCAGATAGAGGCGTTACCTCGGGGCCGTCGAGGGTGAACCCAGCATGCAGGCACGTAGTCGCACGGCAAGCCGGTTCAAATCCGGCCGCCCCAGCAATTTGCCGGTATAGCTTAATGATAAAGCACCCGCCTTGTAAGCGGGAGGATGTGGGTTTAAGTCCCTCTACCGGCTCCATTACCCATATACAGGGGGATAACCCATAATCCGGTTATATTCCGGAAATAACCCGATAGGCGGTGAGGACATGTGTTATCCATCTGAACCTATCGAAGGAGGGAGAATGTGAGCAGGCCAATAGCATATGTAGCAGGGCCATATTCAGCTAAAACTATCTTTGGCGTAGTCCGCAATATACATACAGCATGGAAAGTGGCACACATACTTTGGGGCAATGGTTACACTGTAATCTGCCCTCACGCAAACTCTGCATTTATGAATACAGTAACGAATAAGGATTTCATCGAACGAGATTTGGATATAGTGGCCAGGTGTGACGTAATCTTTATGTTGCCTGGCTGGGAGAAATCCCAAGGGGCGAGGGCGGAGTTTCGTCATGCGGGGAGATTGGGTAAGGACATAGTTGTTCTCGGTCACATCAATGACGCATACGGCTTCAGGTGGGAGGAGTCTCATGGAGATACATCAGGTTGATTTGCTCGAGCATGACAGTGTTTACATTATCCCCATATCTGATACTCATATTGGGGACAAGCTATTCAATGAGGCAAAGCTAGTCAGTTATATAGAGTGGGTAAAAGATACCCCTAATGCCCGGATCATTCTCCTTGGCGACATCATGAACACTGCAACCAAGGAGAGTGTTTCGGACTCATATTCGGAAACAATGTCCCCCAACGAACAACTCAAATATGCCCAGCAGTTATTTGAGCCTGTCAAGGATAAAATATTGGCTGCTACTGATGGCAACCATGAGCGCAGAGTAACAAAATCAACCAGCATCAATATGGTTGAAATACTCTCTAACTACTTAGGTTGTTACTATAGGCCAGACGGGCTATTCATCAAGTTTCGGGTAGGGAAGCAGGCCAATGGTAAACCGGTAGTTTACACCCTCTATGCGACACATGGGTTTGGCGGAGGCAAGAAGCCGGGGGGGAAGGCAAACAATCTTCAATCCTTGTCTCAAATAGTTCTGAGCGATATTTACTGCATGTCCCATGTGCATCAGCAAATGACATTCCAAGACATCTACTATGTTCCCGACATAAGGACCAACGAGGTAAATGCAGTTAAACGCACATACGTAATGTCAGGCTCCTTCCTTGGCTGGGGAGGATATGCAGAGCAGATGGGGTTCCCACCTTCCAAAATCGGAACTCCCAGAATCCGGCTGGATGGCACCAGGAAGGATGTTCATGTATCAATATAGATTCCCAAATGAGTAGGTGAAAATAGGTGTGACCCGCAAGGGTAGGGCAAGAGCGTCCATATTTGCTAGGGGTGGGGCAGGGCGCACAACTATAAAGAAATGTTTGGAGGCGAGGAATAGTTTGGGCGATGTAATTAACTTCCCTTCCGAGGGTGACATGCTTGTACTTAACGAAGAAGTAGGCAATGGAGAGATAGTGGATTTTATTCAAGAACAAACCGGTTTGTCCGAAGAGATAATTATAAAGGTATTATGCGCACAGATAGCCTACATAATCAACAAAATGTAAGGGGGGAGGGGAAATGATAGTCCTGGTAGGCCCGTCAGGCTCGGGGAAGTCAACGTTGGAGCTGTGGGTATGCAAGCAGTATGGACTTAATCGAGTAGTTTCTCTTACCACCCGCCCCCCACGTCGAGGAGAACAAGACGGCGTTCACTACCGGTTTGTGACTGAGGAAGAGTTTTCACGGTTAGATAATGAAGGCAAACTTGCCGAGACCGCTGAATATAGTGGGCACCTGTACGGCACGCTCAAGGACGATATTGGCGACAAAAAGGTTATTGTGGTTGAGCCTAACGGGCTAGAACAGCTTGTTGAAGCCGTTGGCAGAGATAAATTGATCACCTTTTACATTAAAGTTCCTGAGAGGGAGCGCATCATCCGTATGCTCCGGCGGGGCGATAGCGTCAATAACGTAATACAGAGGGTCAAATGGGACAGATTGCATTTTAACTATCCGCTTGTTAGGCTTTTGGCTGATTTCACTATTGATAACGGTAACCATTTTAAATTTACCGCAGCCGCCATGGGCGACAAGTTGGAGTCCAGGGGCTTTTACCGCAAACAATGTGCTACGGAGGATGGGATATGGTAAACATCCGTTGGGAATTACACTTCACATTGGAAAAAATTTCGCCTCCTGTTTCTCCGGTTGCCTTGTCAGAATTATATAATGGGAGGTGATACTATATGGGTAGACCGCCAACCAAAAAAATGCCCACGGATAATTTGCCGATGGACAATGTTCCGGAAACAAAATTTTTAGATCAGCCTGCTGGCAAGGAAAGGCGTCCGGGTAGTCGGGGCAGTCAATCTGCCAGCATTGAGCACAACACGTCCGCCAGGCGCAGGGACATAACCCGTATCCTCGAAGGGATAACGCAATGGAAATCGCATGGCAGGGTACAATCTGACGAAGAGTGCGCTGAAAGGATTGATGCATTCTTCCGGACATGCACCCAGCTGGGAGAAATACCTACCATGGAAAAGCTTGCTTATGCCCTGGGGGTAGATAGGTCAACCCTTTGGCGGTGGAGAAAGGAGGGCACCCACGGGTCAGCCAGGGCAAAGATGCTAGAGGATGCCGTGGAGCTAATGGCAGCATTTGAGGCTGAAATGGCTATGAACGGGCTTGTCCACTTTGCCGTTTACCAGTTCCGCGCTAAAAACTACTACGGCATGAGAGATCAGACAGAACACGTAATCAGGCCAGCTAATCCTTTGGGTGAAATGGAATCAAAAGAAGAATTGAGAAAACGCATAACCGAAGGGGTTAACATTGACGTAGAAGAAGTCGAATAGTTTGCTTGACAAAGTATATATTTTATGCTATTCTGGTAGTCGTAGGAGCTGGGTTGCTCCCCTGCCTCCACTTTGTGGGGCTTTGCTTTTTAGGGTGGCTGAGGCCGGGCAAGGCACACAGCAGCTGTGCCGCCAACATAATAAGCCTTATGCTTCCCAGGCTTGTCCTCTTTTCGCATAGTTCGCATAGTTCGCATAGTTCGCATAGTTCGCATAGTTCGCGTAGTTCGTGTAGTTGGTTCGTGTAGTCCGTACGGGGCGGGGATGTCTACGGACTCCCGCCTGGCCCCCGACAAAGAGAAGGGGAGGCTAAACCCTCCCCTGATTAAATTATGGCACTGCAATTTCGTCCAGTATGTCGTTCAGCTTTTCCTCATAATCGCCCCAATCGGGGCTGCCGTCCGAATCTTCCGCAAAGTTGAACCCTTTGTAGGGAGCCCAGTGTGCGCTCATGTGCAGCTGGGGCAAATCCTCCGCGCTGTTCGGCTCTTCGCCTTCCCAGATATACACAGCAACCTGGGTATCAAATTCATTGTGCGGGCCTATGTCCCTACCTGTGGCCCAGCCCCATACCGCAAGGACATAATTCTTCCCTGCCTTGTAAATTTCGCAATCGTCCTCCTGCCTGAGCCATCTGTGACGAACATTGAAAGTCATTTTCTTGTACCTCCTAAAATTTTTTATGCGTCTGGGCTGTCGGAGCTTGTGACCGTCTGCCCGGCTGCATTACCGGCGGGATTTACCCGCCGTCACTCTGCTAAATGTGGGTGTCAACAACGGTAACTTCAAGGCCAGGAAAACAGAGTGTGTTCGTTTCCGGCTTGTCGATGTCGGCGGCTATGGCCTCCACTAAGTCCGGAATTGTCTCGAGGGCTATAAGCCCCTTGCCGGCAAGCTGTTCAGCAACTTCAAGGGCACTACCCTTGATAAGCTCTTGTGTGTCCCCAAATGTGCAGGATGCCAGCACGGGAACGGAATATGTCGAGTCCGAAACCCACTTCTGAAACTGTTCGGCGGACACCCATGGCCACGGATAAAGCGAGGCGGCCGCTTCCTCGCCGCTTGCCTTAGCACAAGCGACAAGCAATGCAGGGTGGGTAATAGCAAAATCTGAATCGTAGGTGATCCGGCTGAGCCGGGGGTGGACCGGCCCCGTGTAGTCTCCAAGGGCCATGGTGTAATACTGGTCATTCAGGACGCTGATATAGTCCTGGGTTGGCTGGGCTGTCCCAAGGGCCTCCCGCAGGTGGCCAATGACTTCCCCCGCTGCGACGACGCTGCCTTCGCCGTCGCGGACAAAGTCAA